TTACGAAGTTCATTGGACACGCTTGTTTGCACTGCCGATCCAAGCGCACTCAGTCCAGCGCCGGTTAACACATCGGTTCCGGCGATAGCCGATTGTCCCGCGCCAAGCGCAGCAGATGCAGCGGCTCGCGCTACCGTGTTTGCCAATTCCCGGCCTAGAGCCGGAGTAAGTTGCGCTTCAATCGAACTCACCATGTTGCTGCCAATACTGTTGGCAACCTGAGTGTTAAACGCGCCGCCCAATGCACCACCGGCGATTCCCTTGAGCACATCACCGCCAGCGATTGCCGACTGCACTCCACCAACAATGCCCCCAGCAGCGACACTGCCACCAAGACCACCACCAAGCGCCTGCCCAAGAGGGCCAAGCGCGGCCATCCCTGCGATACCAAGCAACAACCCACCAATCTGTCCAATGCCTTCTTTGGTGTTAATGGACTGATAGGTATTACCAACTTCTCTAAAGTTGCCTTGCTCGTCTTGGACGTATGCAGTGGTCAGGGTTCGGCCATCACCAACAGTATTTGTTGTGTAAACCAGCTTGTTAGTCGCCGGATCTAAGCCAGCTTGTTGAAGCAGATCAGCGCCGCCCTTGACCTCTTTCAGCTTTTCGCTTTCGCCCGGCGCGGTGGTGGTAAGTTCTTTAACAATCTTGACCGCTTCACTGGCATGCTTAACCCCGACTTGAGATGCAATCTGCGCCGCTTCTTTGTCACTCTTACCAGATGCCACAGCATCAGCAACCACGGATAGCTTGTAAGCGTGCTGTACCGAGTTGCCCTTGTTAATCGTGTAGTTCTGCTGGTTCGCAAACTCGATGCCTTGCTGAGTCTTGTCAGCAACCGATTGCAGAATCGATGCTTGCTTATCATTAGCAGCCGCAGGCACAGACGCAAGAGAAGTAATCTTCCCGTCTACCGTATTGATTGTGCCGCTACTCTTGGCCGCAGCAAGTTCGGCTTTGTTCTCGGCTTTGATCTGGTTGATCAGCGCGGTAGTTTCTTTTGAAGACAATCCCGCTGCTTTGGCCTCTGCCTTCACCAACTTGACTTCATCTCTTTGAGACTTTTCTAATGCAGCCAGAGACGACTTATCCGCCTTCACAGTGCCAGTGGCTTGCAACAGTTCAAGACCTGTCATCGCATTAGCAGTGGTCGCCATCTTGTTATCCTATTGTGCAGTGCAACAATTCAGTTTTTCTATGTGGTGGAAAGGTTCAACGCAGACGCAATCCGCTGGTGAATCGACAAATGGTTTGCAATCCAGTCATAGAAGTCCGATTCGATACGCCAATCAGTATCTAACATGTTGAATGGATTGTCCAAATCAAGCGCAGCAGCAAACGCTTGATGCTCTACTTGATGAATCTGTAGCCAATCGTCAATGTTGGCTATATCGAGATCGGAAAGCGGCGCATGAGGGATGATTACCCCTGCGTCCGTCAGCGTTTCCCAAAAAAGTTTGTGTTGAACGCCGTTTTCAAACATGAACTCCCGCAAGGACTCTTCATCCCCCCATTCGACGATGGAGAGGGTGTCCATGTTCATGTTTTGTCTACTTTTCCGTCCAATTTGTCAAAGATTCTGTGGCAAAGAGCCTCAATACGGTCTATAGCGGCTCTGAAATCGTCTCTACGGACGTAATCCTCGTGCAAATCGCGCTCAATGTCCTTTAAATCTGATCTCAACTCGCTCACAGCGTCCCAAATGTTCTTTACAACCCATCCGATGAGGGTTCCAATGAACGTGAAGGCAATGTTGATCAGATTTTGAGTGTCCATTTACATACCGTAGTAAGGAATCTTCTTCTGAGTGCCATTGATTACGATAACAACGTACCCTTCTGGAACCAGAGGAAGACTTGAGGTGGCGAAAGTGGCATTGGCGTTGGTTGTAAGGTTAGCGTAAAGGTTAGCAGTGACGGTTACATTGCTTGCGCTGACGTTTGTGGCGGTGACGTTGCCGCTGGAGAAGGTGGCATTGGTTAGCGTAACGTTGCCAAAGCTGGTGGCTGTCCCGCCAAGGCTGACCGACGTATTGCCGACGGTTACGGCGCTGTTAGTCAGATAAGAATTAGGGAACGTTGCGGCTACAGAAGTGATGTTTGCGTTCTGTAGCGTCAGGTTGCCGAACGTTGTGGCTGTAGCGCCCAACGCAACACTTGTGTTACCTATGGTGACGCTACTGTTAACCAGACCAGAGTTAGGCAGCAGGATGGATACATTGGCGGCAGCGGTTAGCTGACCCTGACCATTGACCGTGAATGTAGCTACAGCAGTAGCATTGCCATAGCTAGCAGCAGTAACGGCGGTGTTAGCAATGCTCACCGTTCCCGTGGTGGTGATCGGACCGCCGGTAAGCCCCGTACCAGTGTTTACCTGAGTAACGGTGCCGTTAGTTCCGCCTGATGTAATTGCTACCGTCTTGAGCATGACTTACATCCCATCACCGGGGGTAATGTAGATTGTTGCGTTGCCACTTCCGGTAATGCCCGTAAAGTAGGCATTGGGGGCAAACGTCAAGATCTCATCTGTTCCAGCAAGCAACGGGAAGCTAGGCGCTGTAGTGCTAACCACAACCGCGCTGTTGGTCGCATCAGAAGCATTGACCCCGTACCCAAGAAACACGGTCACGTTGCCAGAATTGATGATCCGATACTGATTGCCGCCCAAAGTGCTAGACGCAGCTTGCACAGGAGTCGGCGCAGTAGTAGACGCAAGAAATGTCACCGTGTTGCCAGTTTTAGTAAACGCTTGGATGCCCATTACACCATCTCCAAAACTTGTTTCCACGACAAAGTTTGTTCATCCCACACATACAGTTTGCCATCAACCGGCATAGGCAAGGGAGGTTGCCAAACAACCGTGTCAATATCTAACGCCCATGACGGAAAGGGCTGCGGCGGAACAAACGCATCAATGTCTGCGCGATAAACAAACCCAATTCCTGCATAGTGCTTGCGGATTTTGTTGTTGTAAGAGGTTTGTACCCACCGGCCACCGAACAAACGCTCACAAAACGCAGCACCGATGTATTCCTTCTCGACACCGCTGGCATCCGCCGTGTCCTTGTTGCCGACCACGATGACTCGCAGCACGACATTGTTCTCATCGAGTTCAGCAAAGTGAGCCATCTCAAATCTCCAGTTCAGTCAAATCATCGGCACTACCAATCGTGCCCTTCAGGAAGGTGTTGAACGCAATACTCACGCGCTCATCGCCATCTACCGTCTGCACCATGTGAGTCATGCTCGACGGGAAGAGGATGACATCACCCTCATTCACCTCAAACCACCAAGACTCACTGTTGTAGGGGTTCCAGTTATCTGTCGGCAGTTTGATCTGCTGATAACCGTCGCGGTAGAAGTAAATCTTGTCACCCTTGGCAGCGATGTATACGCAACCAGAGATGAATGAATTCGGGTGGGCATGTTTGTGATGGAACTGCCCAGACTTGGTGTAGTTCGCCCACGACTGCGTGACATACGCTTTGACCTTGTGCTTCGGGGCGTGGATGGCCGCCATGTATTCATCTAGGCAATGATCAACAAAACCTTTAATGCGTGGCAGTTTGTCCAGAAGGTAGTTGTTCTTGCTGGTCGTGTTCCCTTCATTCGGGCGTTGCTCCTGATCTCGAACGAGCGCCTTCTCCTCGTCGGTTAAGACGAAGTTCCAGAACACCACCGGAGTCGGGAACAGGTTTTCAACTCTCACGCCGCTGCATCCTGAATCATCTTCTGCCAGCCAGTGAGTTCAGCAATCTGCTCATCGGTGTAGATGGTATTGATGGAGTCCTCAAAGGCTTTGATTTTCTCCATCGTATCCATCAGTTCTTCCCAAGTAGGACAAGGGCGCGGATCTTCCCAACGGGTAATCATAGTGTTGGAGATTTCCCACTTAGCACCCGGACGAAGCAGGTGCATTGCCGTGTCCACCCCATATAACCTATATATTTTCGTTTCCATTTAAGTCCACTTGATGATTACGATACCGGAGCCGCCGTTTCCGCCTACGCCACCAGACCCACCACTACCACCACCCCCACCACCAGTGTTTGCCGTGCCAGAGCCGCCCGTACCACCTAGCCCAGTAGTGCCATTGCCACCACCGCCGGTTCCACCAGTGCCGCCGCTTCCTGCTGAGTAGCAATTACCACCACCACCGCCAGCGTAAGTAACAGACGAACCACTTATGGTAGACGCAGTACCATTACCGCCATTACCGGCATTAGGAAGGTTTGTAGCACCAGCAGCACCAGCGCCACCACCGCCTCCGCATTTACCTGTAGCAGGAGTTCCACACCCATTGTTGCCTTGGCTTGGGGAAGTAGAAGGGGTGTTTCCAGAGCCGGCAGCAGAACCGTTGTTATAACCACCGCCACCACCACTTCCACCGTTTGCACCAGCACCAACACCATTACCGGGATTGGCCGATTCATCACCGCCTCGCCCACCACCAGTAGAGGTAATTGAGGAAAAAACAGAATTTGAGCCGCTTGTCCACGCTTGTAAATAACCAGCACCAGCACCACCAGCACCTACTGTAACTGTATATGTAGTTCCTGCGGTAACAGCCAGCCCTGTTCCAGTGCGGAATCCACCAGCACCAGCACCTCCGCCATTTACAGCACCGGAACCACCCCCAGCGACAACTAGGTAGTCCACAGAAGAAACACCAGTAGGAGCAGTCCACGAACCAGAGGTATAGAAGATTGCAGTCTTGGTAGTAGCGGGTACTGTGTATTTGATGATTACGATGCCGGAGCCGCCGGAGCCACCGTTTCTTGGCGTATTTACAGCGCCACCGGCACCGCCGCCACCCCCACCAGTATTTACAGTTGCGGATGAACCAGCGGCATTACCGCCGCCGTTACCACCACCATCAGTAGCAGTTCCTCCGGTTGCGCCAGAATAAGTAGCACCACCACCACCGCCACCAGAACGACCTACAGACGAGCCGGAAATGCTAGAGGTTGTTCCTGCTCCACCATTCCCCCCAGTAGAACTAGTTCCGTTGTTACCAGCAGCACCAGAACCACCGCCACCACCACCTCCATAATAAGGGGCAGAACCACTCCCGCTTCCACCGTTATTCCCCTGAGATGGGCTTGTGGATGGCGTGTTTCCGATTCCACCACTACCGCCTCTTGACCCGCCACCACCAGAACCGCCATTTTTACCATCTTGCGAATAATTTGGCGCTGAAGAACCTTCTGCTGCGCCGCCACCACCGCCATTTGATGTAATGCTGCTAAAAACAGAATTACTACCAGTAGTTCCGCTAGATGTTGTAGAGTTAAATGGAGAACCAGGTCCAGCAGCACCTCCGCCACCAACGGTTATGGTATATGTGGTTCCAGCAGTTACTGATAAGCCAGTTCCTGTGCGAAAACCTCCCGCACCTCCGCCACCACCACCTGCTGTGGACTCTGCGCCAGCACCACCACCACCACCAGCGACAACCAAATACTCAACTTCGGTCACTCCAGTAGGACAAGTCCACGAACCGGAAGCAGTGAAGGTTTGGATAACGGTGTAGGGACCAGCAGCAACGGCAGCAAACAACCCAAAACCTCTAGCAGAGGCAGCGCCAAACGTAATAGGAAGCGGCGGAGGCATTACGCGAACCTCGTCTGAGAAGCGAACACAGAAAACGTGGCAGAACCGGTCTTAACCACAGTGTAGGTATACACATCTACGCCAGATGCATTGCCTGCAGTGGGAGCCGTACCACCTTGCCAGCGAGTAGTAACACCAGCCGTTGCGCCGTCTACTTGCACCGTGGTGTTGTAGTAAGCGGTAGCGCCCTGAGTCACCAAGAACGCTACAGTGATGCTCTGACCCGTTGCCAGAAGCGTGTTCATCGACGTACCGCTAGAGCCGCGTAAGTTGACCGTCCAGTTGGCAGAAGCATTGGTCGTGTAGAACAGCACCGACTGCGTGGTTACGTCATAGTTGATCGTGCCAGTAGCTGCGGTAGCAGACACAGTAGTAGTTTCGGCAGCATCGGCCAAAACCATAGCAAGAGTGCTGCTTGATCCGTTGAACGTCTGCGTAGCGGTAAAAGTGGTCGCTACATTAGGCGCGACGTAGTCTGTACCAGCAGTAGCAGCCGTTGTGTTGCCGCTTGATGCTTTCAGAACAGCACTGCCAGTAGTGGCGGCGCAATAATCTGTGCCTGCGACAGCGTTAGCTAGAGCGCCACCCGCATTGGCTTTCAGAAGGCTTGTGCCGCTAGGCGGAGCCAAGTAGTCCGTGCCTGCGGTTGCAGCGCTGATTGCCGTGCCGTTTCCCTTCAACACACCAGTTACCGTAGTGCTGATGGTGATGTTTGCAGCGGTAGTGCTGTTTGCCACCGTTCCTGCAAAACCATTGCTTGACGATACGCTGACGTTGGTAACAGTCCCGTATGAAGACGGGGTTGTGCCATTGGTACTCAGCATCTGGAACTGAGTGCCGTCATAGATCACATCAACAACAGCATTGGCTTGAATGACATTTGCAGACAAAGCCGATCCGTTGAAGAAAATGTTTTTGGCACCCTGAGTATTGACGTTCAACGTCGATGCGCCAGAGTTGGTGTTGGCAGCTTTGAACTGGATACGAAGACCCGCGTTGTAAGCAGTGCTAACACCAGACAGCGTAACAACATACGCATTTGCAGAACCGCTATCTGCCGCGTAGTTGCTGTAAGTGTTCGCGTCATTGATTGACGCAGTGATGGTGCTGTAGTTGTTGTCGAGTTGCGACAGAGGAATGGCAGTTGTCGCATTCGCAAACGTATTCGGAATTGTGATTGGCTTTGCCATTAGAACCTCGCTCTCAACTCTTGCTCAAATTCGATACCGTGCAATATCCACTGTGGTGATGTTGCGGTGATTGTCAGCCCTAGATACTTGCCCCACTGCTGTGCGTCATTTTTGTACAACTGATATCCAGTAGCCACCCAAACCACAGTCGCACTAGAATTGTTAACCCATCCAATCGTTTGTAAGTTATTGTTTATCCAGTTGACAGAGTTGTAGACAGTATACGTTGGACTTGCTCCGCGTTCACTATCAACAGTTACATTAAACGTGGCAGGGGCATTGCCTTGGTTGGTCGCTTCAAACGCAAACTTCAAAGCCTGTTTGTCCCGGATAGGATCGCCCATCGGGAGCAACGCAGTCGTCAAAGTGCTGGTGATGTTTGCTGATGTGTCGGCATAGAGACGTTTTAGGTCAGTACCGCCAGTAGCGTATAGGTTTACTTTGCCTCCAAATGGCGCAGAATCCACCCAAGTCAACGTTCCTTGTGAAGTGATAAACCACTTCTTCTCAAAGAACACTGCCTGCACAACACGAGGCGCACTCTTGGGGTCGTTGTAAGTAAAGCAAAACGCAGCGCACAGAATGTTGTTCAACAACACCTGACCACCGCTAACGTTCTGCGTAAAGTCGATGTACGGGAATATCCCGTCTAGCTGGTCAGACAACTTGCTCGTGGTAGAGCCAACAAGCGCGTAGACCCCATACTCGTTCATAAACAGCACTGATCGGAAGTACGGAAAGATTGCGTACTTGAGGCGAGTGCCTACCGATGCGCTGACGTTGGTGTTTGTAAACAGCGTTGTGCCGGTTGCGGTAACACGCACATCCGAAAACACGTTGATGCTGTCATCACCAAAGATGTACAGGAAGTTGTTAGCCGACAAAATCTGCACAATCTTGCCGTGCAGCGTTGCATCCGTCAGGGTGATGTTGCCTGCCGATACGCTAGTGAAGTCGTTGTATGAATCGCTAGCTGAATAGAAAACTGTGCGGTCATTGGCAATCCACACGCGTCCTGAGAACGACTGTATGCCTGTGCCGACTTGGGTAAACAAGGTCGCATTGGCGGTAGCGCCGTTGCCTCCGCCACCACTGATAGTGACGCTAGGGGCGCTGGTATAGCCAGTGCCGTGTTCTGTGATTGTTATTCCCGTTACCGTATTTCCGGTGCGTGTAGCGGTAGCAGTCGCTTGCACACCGCCGGTTTGGTTGGGCGCGCTAATGCTGACGTTAGGGTTGGACGTATAGCCAGAACCACCAGCAGTAATGTTGATGTTTGCAACCGATCCAACACTTACGAGGTTCGTCCCATCCCAAGTGCTATACCCGTTGACTGGGTCAATGAATAGAATTCTCTCGTTCTTCCACTGACTGATCTGTACGCCAGAATTGCTAAACGTCCCGGCAGGAGCAACGTTCCCTGTTGTGTTGTTGCTAAGATTGACGTACTCGCAGCGACCATCTGCCTCTACAGCAATCAGGTAGTCAGTCGTGCCGATGACACCACTAGACAAGTAAGTGACGGTATTGGCAAACGTGACGTTTCCAACATTGCTTACGTTGGGGACAATCTTGACGTTGCCCAAACCAATGGGCATGGCGTTCTCAATCCACGCAAACTCGTTCTTGTCGATTGTCGTGCGATTGGACTTGGTGTTCAGCCCCTTGAAGTCTTTAATGACCTCATAAGATTTGCGCTGTTCGCCTCTCTCAGCCATGTTAGTACGGGACTGAGTAAGGTGTCGGGAGGCGGCGCGTGAAGACGGTACTTAGAACGTTTCGGACATGCGACTCGTACTGTTGCTTGAAAATCTCCGACTCGCCATACGACTGCTCTTTGAACTTCGCTTTGTACGCAGCGTAGTACGCCACTGGCGTTGTGTACGGGTCTTGTAGTTGCTCAACAGTAGAATCAGACTGCAAAGCGTTAGGCAGCACAACCGTATCAAACTCACAAGCGTAGTCTTGATCCGGTACAGGGCCAAAGTAAATAGTGTTCTGGCCGTAGATGCTGTACGCAATCGGCAAGCCGTTGTAGTTCTGCCAGTAACGCAGTTGCGCGTTAAAGTCCGTCCACGGCAGATATCGGAGAGGCGTTCTGCTATTGCCCCAATACACATTGATGTTGAGAACATCAAGCGTCTGTTGTCCTTGCGGCAGCGAAGCATAGGAATACGATTCCTGCCCCGTAGTTACCGTAAAGTTCTGAATTTGGCGTAAGCAACCCGTATCACGCACAACCCGTTCTCGGGCCGCGTTGATGTAATCCGTCAGTTCTGAGTCGGAATAAAAATTCCCGTTTGCATCATGCAGAAGCCTTCTGACTTCCGTGATGTAGCCTGACAAGGTTGCCATTTACGATCCATAAGTCATGCCGCATGGAGACGTTTCGCCCCGCGCCCACGACGGGGCAACGGGGTTACTTCGCCAACCACGGAGGGCAGTTCGTGGTTCATCTCCGGTTGATTAGTCGAGAACATGAACTCATGGAGTTTGGCAACAGCCGCGTCCATTTCGTTGCTGTACTTCAACCAACCAAGTCGGATCAGATATGGGGTCTTATCTTGCACCCCATACCCGAAAATATGTTGGGCCGCTGCAATCGGCAGAGCAACCGGAACACCGGGACGGAATTCGTACTTGAACCCGTGGTGGTAATCCGAAAACTCTTCTGTGCCTTTATTAGTGA